CAGGAGCAGCACCTACGCCAAAGAATCCAGCACCAATACTTGCACCAATTAAAGCACCAGCACCAGCACTAGCGGCAATACTTCCCCCACGAACTACATCTCTACCAGTACTTGTTTTGTTTAACCCTGTTGCATTTCCAAGTTCTTTTCCGCCTTGGCCCATAAGGTATCCCGCACCAGCAGCCGTTGTTGCACCTCCCGCTACTCGCCCAAGAACGCCTGCACTAGTTGATGCTATTCTTCCAGCACTAAGAACTGATGAACCACTGCTGCCTATTGGTATTCCTAGTTTCTCTGCAGCAGCAAGGGCAACCATACCTTCTGCAATATTTTTAATGCCCATCGTAAATCCGCCAATAAGTGAGGTAAGGGCTGAGCCTAACCCAGTTTGACCCAATCCTTGAAGATAGGCTTTTGCTTCAATTACTGACTGGCCAAACTGCGCCATCTTTTGATTTACATCTGTAATAGTAGTTGCAGCGGCTTGGTACCCCTTGATCATAGAGTCTTGAGAAGCCTGCATTAAGTTTGTTTGAGATGTTGTTATTTGTTGCCCTGCAGCGTTAGGGTTTCCTGCTCCAGATAGCGTTGCTAGATCTGCGTTCTTTCCTTGTGCTAATAGCAAGAACTGTGCTTTAAAAAGTTGTTGTTGGTCTGGGGATAAGTTAAGGGCGTTTAAATCTGCGCCAGCAAGACCGTATTGCAAAGACTGTTGAACGGCATTTACGTTGCCTTTTCCACGTCCTTGAAAGATGCGATTAAAAAGTTGACTTGCAATTTGAGATTCAGAAAGTGGATTTCCCTGTTGATCAAACTGGGATATTCCATACTGATAAAGGTTTGCTCCCATAGCGCCAGTCTGTAATCCACCAATAGCGGTAGCAGCGGCTGCATTGCTCATATTAAATTGTCGGTATGCTCCACCAACTTCTCTTATGCTTTGTAGGTATGGACTGCTTCCTGGAGCATACCCGTACTGCTGAGTAAGGATGGCAGCAGCGGCTGCATCATCCCCAATACCTGAAACACCTCTTCCAAATCCTCCGCTAATTGCGCTAAGGGTTGAGGTCTGTAATTGCTTATATCCAAGACCAGTGGTTGAGTATTGTGAGACGGCGTAGTAGTTAGACGCACGAGCAATTGTGGCACCTAGATCAGGTCCTAGTGAATAAGCAGCACCTGCAACTCCTCCAGCAACTTGAGCAGCGCCACCAAGGATTGAGAACTTTGCCACAGTCGGAGACATCCACGGCATAGCGGTAGCGCTTGCACGTTGCTGTTGTGCTGCAGATTGAGGTTGCGAGGCTGGAACCATGTTCTCAGCCACGCCATTACCTGCTGTTGTAAAGTTAGCACCGTCTGTACCAAGATTAACTTTTGTACCTTTGGTAAGATTCTTTTGACCATTTTTTGTAATGGTCTTACGCATTGTGTCAGCCGCTGTTTGGGCAGGTGCAGAGATGTGTTTGATCGTGTCATTGATCTCGCTAAGAGTTTTAAGCGTGTCCTTAAGGGCGTCATTAAGTGACTTAACGCTCGTCACCATACTAGCCATCTGGACTCCTTATCGCTTTTGCCTTGGCTAGTTCTAGCCAATTCTTTCTTTCTCTAGAGGACATCTCTTTTATCTCTGTGAGATTCCAACTTCCGTATATCTCTGATATAGCCGCCCATTCAGCGAATAACTGAACGTATGGAATGATATTAGAATTGAAACAACGTACCCAAATTAATGGATATCGTTACCTCACTTCCGCAATCAGGGCATTCCATGGTTACATCATCAAACTGTGGACCAGGTACTCGTTTGTTAATTTCTGAAATGATCTTTTTACGATCTACAATTGGAAGATTTTGAACTTGGAGTTTGCTGTATACAGGTGAACCGTTAATCTTTAACACTGTCTTCTCAAGAAGAATCGTGTTCATTTCTGCAGGAGTTTTATCTGCATTATTGATCAATTCTTTTTGAGCAATACCAGTTGGAAGTTGTACTTCAATCTCTCCAGCCTTACCACTAACAGTAAAGACTCTGTCTCCCACAGGATCTGTAAGAATCTTTGTCTTAATATCTTCGTTAATATCTACTGTTACATTTTTAAAGTCATTACAGCCTGAACAAAAGATAGACATATCTGTTGTTGAACCAAATGTTGCTTTCAAGATACCAAGAAGAATTGCATCTCGATCTCCTGTCAACATGTGATCAAGGATCTTATCGTCAGCCTTTAGGTCTCCAACTTTGACAGTTCCTCGTTCTAAGATAGTTAGAAGAGCCTTGCCAACATTTGCAGCCTTTGAAATAACTTCTTCATCTCGACCGTTCAACTCACGTACCTCTGCGGTCTGTAGCAACTCCCCAGCGGTTGAAATGTAACCGCCAGGAAGTTGTACAGTCGTATCTGAAGGAGCAATTATTGTTGGGTTGATATCTTTAGGAGACTCTTTAAGAGCATCCTTAATTAAGTTGTTTGCCAAGTCTGGGTTAGAGACTGCACTAATTGTGTTCGACATTATGTTCCTTTGCTAGTTGTTAGTGTGCGCCAGTTGCTGCTGAAGAACCGCCCGCTGCAGTAAATGCAGGAGCGCTTGTTGCTACATCTGATCCCCATGAGATGTCAAATCCTTCGTGAACCAAAGACATCTGTTCTACGAGAAGGGCGTTGTCACCAGCGTTAAGGTCAGAGTATGAGACTGAGGTTGGCCATGCGTTGTAAACCATAAAGCGCATAGCAACTACGTCTGTGGATGAGTCAGTAGCCGCAGCAGTTCCATCAGCGGTTTGAGCACCCTGTGGAATTGGGTGTGCAAGAACCTTAATCTCAACATCACAACGGAAGTTGTCTCCCGCAGCGCGTGAAGATCCACCACCTTGAACTGTTGCAAAAAGGGTCTTCATCCAATCCCAGTTTGTGCTTGTTCCAAGGATTACACCGCGTTGGAAGGTGATTGGAGCAAACGTTGTTTGTCCAGGGATCTGGTGAACAGTGGTGTTGTATCCACCCTCACGGTAAGGAATGGAGTCTGTAGTGATTGACATTCCTGAGATTGAGGTAAATCCAAATGTAACGGGAGGAGTAGCAAGGTGAGTCATAGCCGTATTAGCGTTTGCTCCACCAGCGTTTGGAAGTGGTGTGAAGGTAACGAGGTACCTAAAGTTGCGTAACGGATCAGTCGCAAGCGATGATCGGTTATTGTTGATTGTTGGCATCTGTTATCTCCTTCGGATTACGCCAGGGTCATTTGACTGAGGTTAAGTACTACAAACTCAGCAGGGTACTCAAGGGCAACGCCAACTTGGATGTTGACAATGCCATTTTGAATTGACGATGCTGTGTTGTTTGTTGCATCGCAGAGCACGTAAAAGGCTTGGGCTGGTGTTCCACCACGAAGTCCACCTTGGTTACGATAGTCGTTTAAGAATGAGGTAAACGCGTTTGTGATACGAGACCATAGGCGCTCATCGTTGTTCTCAAACAATGCGATTTGAGCAATACTCTTTAGGTTTTGCTCAATGTAAATAAGTGAACGGCGCATGTTTACATATCGGTTGGCTGTTCCATCTTGTAGGAGAGTACGAGCACCCATGACTACAACGCCAGCACCAGGAATTTGGCGAATAGCGTTTACTGGAGCAACTGAACCAGTTCCTGCTGATGGAAGTCCCAAGTTAAGGTTGTCAAGTTCAGTAGAGGTAAACGCACGCTCTAGTGAAATAACGCCAGTAAGTGGGAAGTTCAAACCTGCTGGAGCCTTAGATACACTCTTTGTGGCGTCTGTAGCAAGATACAGACCAGCAACTGCTGCTGATGGACCGACCAAACGGATTGCACCACTACCACGTCCAACAGGATCGCTGATGTAGGTGTGTGGGTAGTACACTGCGGTATGGCTGCTTGCAGTCAATCCCTGTGAGTAGGTGATCGCAGCATCAACAGTCTCTCCTGCAGGAGTTTCTGCAACAAAGAAACCATTGTTTGCTGCTGCCCAAGCAATTGCGTCGTTGATTACGCTGACAACGCCAGAAGCAAGGATGTCATTGATGTTAGGGATAAACATGACAAGGGCACGGTTTAGAGATGAGAATTCGTTCCAAACAGATGCGCTTGTTGATGCATAAGAGGTGTAATCCCCACCAACAACTGCTGATCCATCTGATCCACCTGTTAGTGGGTAAACTGCAAGAACAGGTGTTCCTGAAGCAAGATTACTAACTTTGATTACAGATGCAGCAGTGTTGTTGATAACTGTTCCAGCATAACTAGATGATGTTGAGTCACCAAATACAAGGTTTTCATAGCGCTCAAGAAGAACGTCTCCTGATACACCTTCTTTGTAAACTTCCACTGTGTATGTGCTAGATACTGATCCAGCCTTAACGTTGATGCGTAGGTTGTTACCGTCAGCACCACGGTTCTTTGCTGTGAATGTAGCGACTACAACGTTTCCTGATGTCTCAACATCAACTGTTGCAGCGGCTGCGTCACTGTGAAGGATACGCTTTACGTAAAGTTCGCGTCCTCCGTTATTAAAGAATTGAGCGACGCCAAACACTGCAGGGAATGTAGTGCTGTAGCCACCAAACTTTGAAGTAAATTCTGTCCAAGATTGAACGCGAGTCACAATCTCAGGACCTTGTGCAAATGGGGCAGCGATTGCACCAGCAGCACTTGTAGCAACTCCTTGAGCGAGAGGTGCTGGAAGTAGTGTCTCTGTTAGGTAGACACCTGCACGACCGTAAGTCATTCTTTCTCCTGTCTTGTTGTTGGTAGGTTCCGTATTATGAGGTTATTGTGATCGGATGAATAGGCGTAAAGTTAGGATGTGTTCCTCCTCGAACTTCATCCTGATAGCCTGTCATATTGACTTCAAGTGCCTTGTAGACTGCCGTATAGAGTTCTGGCACGATCTCACTGGAGATACGTACCGTGAATGCGTTTACAAATAAACGCTTTCCTGCTTCTGTGATATCTCTCTTTGAGACATCCAGAACATCAAGACGACGAACTGTGTTGTCGTTAGGTTGTAGCACACCAAA